AGCTGCGTTCTCCATTGGATTAGCCATATACTCCTGTTCAAATACTGCTTCAGGAAGTTGCCTTCTTGCATCATCAATCTCATCTTTGTCAATATAAGGATTATCGTAAGTAGAGAATTTAAAGGACTGCCAATCTTCACCTCCTTTCATGAATAACGAATAGAAGTAATTCTTTCCTTTAGGCGTACTGACAAACAATGCCCTACCTTTATAATCTGTCAAAGTAGGTCTTATTGAGTTTAACCAACCATCTTCCAGGTTAGGAATAAAAGAAGCCTCATCAATAACTACAAAGTGAAATTTACGACCTCTTAAATTATCTAATCTTTCTCCGGTAAAAAACTCAACTGATCCTTTAGTAGGGAATGATATTATCAGGTCCGACTTATTGTTTTCAAATGGAATAACCTGCGTAAGTTTCTCAAAGAATGTTTTAGCAAGTTTGTAAGTAGGAGTTATGTAAGCTACATTATAACCTCTTAATGCGTTAGATATTATCTCAATCTGTGAAAGTTCTGATTTACCGAATCTCCTACCACACATAACAACTCTAAATCTTGCTGAACTGTCAAGGATTACTTGTTGGTTAATATGTGGTTCAGGTAATTCTATTCTCATTTTAGTACTAATAGTACTGTTATTTAATTATTTTTAAACTATACGTATTAAGATATAATTTGCACAAAGTACCGATTTTCATATCCTTTTGCATATAATTACTCCGATGAGAGATTTTTGCCCTTGTATTTCTTGTCTTGCCCTCGTTTTTCTTACAATGGCATTGATTACTCTCGTACTCACAACATGGTGAGATGTTCGCAATGGATGCATTTGCACCTCCACATCAATCGGAGTTATATTAGAATGGCAAATCTGCAGTTTCTTTTACCTTCGCCTCAAAAGTGTCAAGTTCAATGTAGAACTTACCTTCTTTAGATTTCTTTACCTCAAGATTAACCCATCCTTTCTTTTCTTTAGATTTCAGAAAGCTAATAGCCTCATCTACTTTGAACGATAGCTTACCGATAGCCCAGTCAGGAGCATTGTCATTTCTTTTGAAGATAATACCCTGTGCAAATTCCTTTGTTTGTTTTTCCATGATGTTATTTTTTAACAAATATAATCTAAAAAATGTAAAGTATAAAATTCAAATCGTGACAAATAATCACACTTTCAACCCTAACTTTATTACAAATTTAAACTAAAACAACCCTCACTTTGTAACAATATAGTAGAAAATATTCTACAAAAACTGTCTTTTAGTGGAAAATAATCGGCAATTTATACCCGATAATGTGGTAAATTCCATTCATTGTATCGGATTATAACCGATAAGGTATTATATTTCCGACATAACTTGTCATTAATTGCACATCTTACATTGCAAAAAATGTAACATATTGCACATTATCCTTTGAATTTATGTAGTGTAATATACCGAGCGAAGTAAACATGATTACAATTCTGATTGAATTGTGCAAGTTGATTAATAACATACCTTGTAGTTATCTCATCAGATAACAAACCGATAGACATTTCTTCCTTCGTATCCATCAGCATTAATATGACTTGATAATATTCACTCATTATCTGAATCGTAATCTTTACCTAAAGTTTTATCAATTATAATAATCGTAGTTAATAATAATACTACAGATATTATTGAAACTGATAATAATATTGTTTGATTCATTTTAAGGCGATTTAAAGCATTTTATTTTTTTAGTAGTATGTTGGTATCAATTTGCAATTAAAGTGGCGTAATTGTCAAGTAAATGCGTTATAGGATAGTTTTACCCTTAACGAATACTACCTCTATCTTTCCATCCTGTTCTACTTGGCTTTTCTCTACCAATCCATTTAGCCTCTGAGTAATGGAAGGATTATACTGCCCTACCATTCCTCCATGAATCTGATCTTGTCTGATTTCTTCCTTTATGTGCGTACAGACATTACGATAATCATCATACGATCCTTCAGGATTTGTAAAATAATGATGAACTGTTACCTTATGTACATTGTAACAATATACTCTAAACCCTTCAATAGTCAATGGAACTTCTAAAGGTTCTTTAACCATTTCGCCTGTTCTTTGACATAATTGATACTTATATCTAGGATTTGATTTAGTATATTCTTTAAATTCATCAAATATCTTAAGTAGCTTTTCAGGCGTTTCTATGTATTTATGCTTTGCCATTATTGTATTTTTTAGTCAATCTTGTTTTTATAGTGTTCACAAATCTGTTCCATTTTAGCGATATAAAAATTATTGAAATCATTATATCCTTCATTATCCTGCTCATATATTCTAAAAAGTATGTTTCGTAACCTTTGAGATGGAGTTTTAGCGTTAAAATCTGTTTTTAAGTTATCAACTAATTCAATATCTGACTTCATAAAAGATTCATGCTTGATAGCAAAATAGCAGAATTGCTGATTCATTGAGAATATCTCAGCAGCAGTATTAGGACTTAGTTCCTGAGTTCCTATAGTCAATCGGATAGTTTTATCCTTTCTTGAAGCAATAGATTCTATTTGACCTGGAAGCAATATCATTTCATAAATGTTTTAAATAGTTCTGCATTAATTACTGATTCATCAATATACCAATCTTCAAAAGGACCAAAACCACAAAGAACATCAGGTTTAATAAGTGTATATCCTTCCGATTGTAAAATATTTCTACTTGGCATTACAAAGTTCTTATCAGCATAAGAATCAGTTTCATAGGTTATAATAGAGAATCTTGTACCACTTTTAAGGACTTGTAATAAAGCCTTAAATGTTGTTTCGCTTGGATCAACATCTAACTGAAGATAATCTATTCTTTTCTTTTTAGGATATTCATAAGTCAAAGCATCTGCAATAACTAAAGGATTCTTTCTTTTCTCTGCCCAAATATTAGCACATTCATCGCTTATATCTATGCTTAATCCTGTCCATCCTAACTGCTCTAAAGCATAAGTATTGGATATATCTATCGGATGAGAAGCACCTATCTCTAAGTATTCACCTACTTTTCCGTTCATCATGTGGATGACAAAATCATCTTGGTTTGCTTGACTATACATGAATTATAAATTTATTATTGTTTCTCTTGGTTGTAAAAGTGATGAGCAGGTATGGTTAGGAGCTTGTTCTAATCTATAAGTCAATCCCAATCCCATTGCTATTGTGGACCAACAAGAATAACACCCTGAAAACATTACTGCGTTCTTTATAAAATACGCTCCTTCTAAAAAATCCAAATCTACAAAGTTTATATCCGTTCCGAATGTCTGATTAAATAACTGCCATTCATGAAAGTAGCCTAAAAAGTAAACTTCATCAGATATAGATTTTAAATATTCTACTTCCGTTGCCCAATTGAAATTAGGATCAGCATAATTAGTAGTTCTGTTAATTACTGAATACTTTTTAGTAGGGAATAATTCTATGTTAGGTTCAGGCAAAGTTAGCCAACCTTCTTTCCATGTAGGATCAACAGGAATATTCTGCCCTCTAAAATGAGCTTCAACTAAATTAACATGACATCCTGCATAATCTCTGAATCTATTTAAGTCATACCCTGGAGCATGCCCATCCATTATAAACACTTCGTTAATGTATGGCTGAACTTCAATAAGTTTCTTTATTGATTCAGACCTTTGTTTATCAAAGTTTGATATATAAAAATTCCCACCTCCCATTGCTTTGACTGTAGGAAGTGAAAAAACTATATCGCCTGTATCACCTGAATGAAAAAAACAATTAACATCCATTTATTTATTATTTTGATTAAACCATGTATAAACTCTAACTAAGAACTCAGCAACACATACTGGACAGGTCCTTTGATAATGATAATACGGATCAACTAATTCTTTATACGCTTCTAATATCTCTGATTGAACATCATGGTTAAAGTTTACTATCTCTCCACAAGCCATGTAAAAATCATAGAAATGTTTATGCTTTGACAAGGTTGTCAAATGCTTGTTTTCTTCCTTTGTTGATTTCAAAGAGATTGTATTTTGTTGTTGCCCATTCGTGGATTTTTTCGCCATATTCAATTCTTTTATTAGGATTCAATACTAAATCTTTTATATGTTTAAACCAATCAGTTTGTTTTTCTACCCAAAGAACAGGAGCTGACATATCCAAAGTATATGG